GCAGTTCACTATCGAAACTACAGACGAGCAAGAGATAGGGCGCTAGTGCGCCTGTCTCACCTTTATCCCAATGTATACAGGGACCTGCTTGTGGAAGAGAGGGAGAGAGATGAAGACGAGGATAAGAAATGGATTAGTAGTAACACTAGGGTTAGCGTTACTATGGGTGTTCGCTCCGGACCATCACGTAAGGGTAGAGCTACCAAAAGATCTCGCAATCGTCGCAAGACACGCAACAATCGAGGAAAAGCGTGAGAACAAGGCACTTATCATTAGTTACTCAAGAGCACTCGGATACACCAAGCGTGAAAGAAAATGCCTTATCACCTTATGGACCCGTGAGAGCAGGCTTGACCACCTCGCAGACAACCCCAAATCAACAGCTTTCGGAATTGCTCAACTCCTTAGAGAGCGTAGTCGAGAACCTGAATTACAAATCCTTCACGGTTTACGATACATTGAACACCGCTATTCAGGGAGTGCGTGCCGCGCTCTCAGACATAGCGACAGACGAAACTGGTATTGAAACCTGATAGTCTAAGTTTAATAACCCTCAGTGTGACTGCCCTCCGCTGGGGGTTATTTCTTTTATCCACCTGTGGAATAGAAGCCTTTGCCCTTGAAGGTGACGCCAGGTGAATCCCACTTACGCACCATAGTTACGTGGCAATCAAAGCAAGATGGCTCACGAGGTTCCTCGTGGATAGAACGTTCAACAGTTAATACGTTGTTGCAATCAGGGCAACGATAGTCATACTGCATCAGAGCTGGACCGCTTCCTCTATGGGTAGATAACCTACTAACTTCTCAACCTTATCAACACGATCAAACTCTGTGCTTGCTGGCATCTGATGATTAAACCATACTGGCTCCGGTAAATCCATAAGGTCAAAGGAGAAGACACCCTGCGGGGTAGAGTTAATGTAGTAGGGGATAAGATCACGCTCTGCTGCTTGGGTTATGAGCTTGCGATACTTCATCTCTTCAATTAGCAAGGTGTCATAGTGTGTAGCCCTGCACTTTAATTCTATGTAATGACCTGCTTGCCTAGAGATACAGTCATAGGCATCATAGATGCCCTCGGACTTTACTAAATCTGGATACAAATTCTCACGCAAGAAATCAAATAGTAACTCTTCGTTCATTGCCAGGGACTAATCCCACCTAGATTATCCTGCAGTCTACGCAAAGACTGAGCGCACCTACGATCTGCAGTAGAGACAGCGCACTCTAATACCTGTGCTATCTGTTGCAAGGTAAAGCTCTCGTGATGACGCATACGCAAGATAGTCTGGTCTTCTTGATCTAGTTTAAGAAAACCTTTCTTGATGTCTATAAGGTTAGCAAGTAGGTTGCCACCTTCTGCTGGAGATGATGAGCCTTTAGGTTGTCCATCTCTAATCATCTCTTGTGCTTGCTCTAATACTGTGCCATCTATGACTGATGCAATAACAAAGGGAAGTAACTGACCAAGAGTAGCTGACTCGTAGTAGGCTTCATCATTAGTCTGATAGCCAGACTTAGATGCCTTCTCCTTGCGAGCATAGCGTTCTGCTACACGCTTCATCTGCCACGCTATGCGCTGCTCGTTGTGCCTGCGTCGCTCTTCAATTGGCTCCATTAAATCTTCAGTATGATCTGCTGATCTAGTCATAGCCCAAGCCATTAACTCTTGCTTGATGTCATCCTTTTCAACGTGCTTGTTATACCTACGATGGATGGCGTTAGCAACGCTAGGAACTAGGTCATAGATTACTGGGTGCAGTTCAGTCATTGTCCTGCACTTCAGGCCATACGCCATCTAAGACCATCATTGCAATAGCTGAATAGTTTAATAAATCTAAGAAGGAATCACGCAAGGACTCATTGCTTGGCTCAACGCCAGAGTCTAATAGGTTATTGATACGAGCTATCTTGTCCCACATACGTACACGCAGACCATTAAGTGGTCCACCTGGTGAGTGAGCAATGTTCTTTGGGCCGTAGTCGTGATGCTTACGCACCAATAGGTTGCCTGCTTGGTCCATAATACGCCAGACATCTGCAATGAAAGCATCGTTTATCTTATCGGTATAGGGCGCAGTAGTACTGTCTCTGTTTCCGTATTGATCTCTAAGATTTGAAAGCCCATATGCTGCAAAGTCTGTAGCATCGTGTCCCACTCTTGCCTTGTCATTGTCATACATTTGACTCCCCTATCAGTAACTTTCTCGTAGCATCAATTCCATTAGCCAAGTAATAATCATTGATGTCCATACCTGGTGGTAGTGTAACAATCTGTGAGTTCATTACCTCATTCGCCACGCGCTTAGCAAACTCAGCTCCAGGGTTAGACCCATCCTCTTTGACGTCATTGTCACCAACAACATAGATAGTTTCATAACCTACAAAGAGTTTTGGAAAGTGGTTCTTCCACGCTGCAACACCTGGCACACCCACTGCTGGGATACCAAGCTCTGCGCTGGTGACTATTGCATCTAGTTCACCTTCACATACAACGATGTGTGGTGAGTCAAGAGTGATGTCACATACATTATACAGATGTGCCTTCTGCCCAGTAGGTGAACCATACTTAGGCTTGGCATCATCTAATCGTCTAAACTTAAAGCCAACACAACCACCGGATGCGGTGATGTATGGGATAGATAGCCATCCTTCATACATCTCGTGACCATTGATGGGGTTAGTAATAGTTCCTAATTGGAACAGTCCTGCTGTCTCTTCAGAGATCCCACGTCCTTCTAGTACGGCTAGAGTTTCTGGACTTATTGCCTGTGCGTATTGTTGCGCCGCTTCCAGTAGCAATTTCGATTGCACGTTTGAGGCCATCGTTAAACTCCAAGTTCTCTAATATGCATACTAGGTTAGCTGCATTGCCACCCTTACCGCAGGTATGGCAGAAATATAAATTGTCATAAGTGTTGATAACTGCTGAGCGTCTACTGTCACTATGTAAACAGCAACGAACCGAAGCGCTCTTGCCTTCACGTACTTCACCTCCAAAGTGGGAGACAATAACTCCTATGGGGATTGAGTTTGCATCAACGGCACCTTTGTATCTGCTCGCCTTACGTACCCTGGACCAGTCTTGTGCTGGCATACGCACCCCTTAAAGTCGCACTTGTCGTGCCAATTAGTTGCACGCTTGTAGTGAGCAAGTGTGTTCTCTTCTCCGCCCTTGAGGCAATTCTGGCAAATCATTGTGGCCTAGTTTCCTTGATAACACTTACTGGAATACCTAGTAATGCTCGCTCTGCATCAACTAGACCCCAGTTGTAAGCATTGTCTTCTGTGTCTGGGTTCTTTGGATTTTTTGATTCACGCAAAAGATCTGCAATAATTCTTGAAAACTTATGTTCATCAATTATTCTAAGCTTCATCTTCTACTTCCTCTGTAGTTGAATCTTCAACTACTTCTTCTACTACTGGTACTAGTATCTCTGTTGTGGTGATGTCACCTTCTGGAACTGGCATTACTGTTTCTCCTTTAACCATTGAGTTAAGTCTTGGATTACCCAAGCCTGATCTATTGAAGCGTTGCGACGCTTAACTACCACATATGACAGTGGTACTTCCCCGATACCACGAGCCTTAGCATAGTTAAGCGCCTCAACTTGCGCTTCTCTCCAGAACTCAGGCAGCGAAAGGGTTGCCCTGTTCTTGAGTTCAAGGATGTAAGTTTCTCCCGCGATAACAGTTACGATGTCGCCCTCATCCTTTGCCCCAGCCTTAGTCAGACGCTCTGCTATAACTCCAGCTTTGCGGAGCCACTTCATTACATCTGTCTCAAACTGAGAACCTTTAGTCTTGTTGTACTGACTCATCTACCAATACAACCTTGTTGATCTTATAGATGACATTGCCTTCTTCATCTTTAACTAATTCGACAATACCAGATTGCAGCAATGCACCAACGAAGTTGGTGAGGTCAACCTTGATGGAGTCAACATCTGTACGCAGTGCATTGGTGGTATCACGCAGTGCATCAATCCTGAGATTGTCTCGGTAATAGTTACTAAGCGCTGGCTTATCTTCAGTTGTTTCTTCAGACATTGTATCCTCCTTGGTATCCTGCAATCGTATCTTTTCTTAACATCCAACCAAACTCGTTCTGGTCTGATATCTGTACTGCTGCGTAGTTTACCAGTAGCTGTGCATATTTGCTTCCGTCAGCAGTGTGTTCTCCAAAACGGTTTTTTACCGCTGCTACCTTAAGCATTCCTTGCGATGGGTCATAGCCCAGTGTAAGTATCAGTGCCGGTAACTGACTGACCTTGCCGTGAATTGCTCTGCGATGAGGTGGGTTAGTAGGTGACCCATACTCTGACTGTTCTGATACGTGGTGGAGTACTAATACACAGGCCTCAGTCTTGCGTGCCATATCGTGTAGCTCCATCATAATTGCTCTAAGTCCAGCCCATTCGTTGTCTGTCTCAGCAGTGATGTTCATTAGGTTATCAATGACTATCAACTCAGGTGGATGTCCATAGAGTTCAACATAGGCCCTGATCTCTAACTCCAAGTCATCAATGTTTGGAGATGAATCAAAGACCCACTTGATGTGTGAAAGTTTATCTAAGTGTGCATTGTAGTACTGGCTGTTGTCTGAAAGGTTTGCCTCTACTGTCACTTGTGAGTGACCCGATAGATGCGATACAGACCTCATCATTACGGTAGCAGTATCAGTATCTGCGGAGAAGAAAAGTGTAGGAACATTGGCTTTGATTGCATAGATCAGAGCGAACATAGACTTACCAGCATTAGGTGCTGCAGCTACCATACATACCTGGCCTCTGCGAAACTTAATACCTTCTGCCTTTAATCCATTCCATACATCAGGTAGTGGCGTTGCTTTGGTAAGCACCCCACTCCAAGCACGGGATAGATTAAGCACTTTTATCCTCCTGATTTAATCTGATTCCACGTTCTCTGCGAATGCGTCTGCGATCTAGGTCGCCAAAGCCACCCCAGATTCCGTGTAATTCATTATAGATTCCCCACTCTGCACACTCAGTTCTGTGTGAACACGAGTAGCAAATAGACTTTGCAATCCTTGCTTCAGTCTGACCAATGCCACCTGATTCTTTCTCAGGAAACCAATAGTCTCCGCCTACTGTTGCACAACTAGGAGCTTCGTATTCCGAAGGCTCCCGCATAATTATTTAACCCAGATTGTGTCGCACTTATCTGGAGCACCCTTTGGTGCTGCACACATATAACCTGACCAAGGACCCTTTTGTCCTACGCCTGAACGCAATGACATCTGACCGTGCTTACAAGTATTACCGCCACCTGATGGTGCTGCTGCTGCAACTGGTGTTGCATTAAAAGATTGGGCTACTGATGAAACTGTTGGTGCTGCCTGTCCACCCGATAGTTCTAACCCTGTTGCTCTGATGTTCATAGCATTCATAGAAAGGTCTGCAAGACCTGACTCTAATTCTGTAACTGTTGCTGCGTACAAGTTGATGAGTGTTCCATCATTTAACTTGTAATTGATCTGGAACTTTGTTCCTTCTGTAGCCATATTACTTGCCTCCACTTTGCTTGATTGATAGTCGCTGGCTTTCAGCTCCTACCTTCTTAGGGACAAACCCTAATAGTTTTTCTACTTCATCACTGTCAACTGACTCACGCCCTCTAACAGTTGTCCAACTTAGTTCTAAACCGGAATTAGTAGTACCTAGTAATCCTTCAAAGGATGCCTTCAAAGAATCCTGTCTAGTTTCTAGCTCTTTAATCTGTACTCCTAACTGTAAGTACAGTAGTGCATTTTTGTCAACATCTGCATCTTCAATGACTACATCACTGACTGGTGTACGTTCTTTTTTTAGACCAACGCATCCCATCTCACCTGATGAGTCGTAGTACTTACAGTAGAACTGACAGTAGCTTGCATCTTTTTCTGGTGCTGGCGCTTCCTTTGCTTCCTTAACAGCCGCTAGCCAACCGAGTGCCTCAAGGGCGATAGACTCATCATAGTTCTCAGTATGAACTTTGACGTCCCGTTCGTCACCATCTCTAGCAATTGCTACTAGAGATACTCGGTTGACCGCATAGCCGTTCTTAGCTAGGAGGTAGCCATACAGTTGCACCTGCCATCGTTGTTGTGTTGATGGAAAGTAAGAAAGGTTACGCACCTTGCTTGTCTTCCAGTCAATCACATCACCAGTACCAGGTACGAAACAGTCAATGTGTGCTTTCATTCCGTTATATTCAACAGCAGTTTCAATCATAAGATCTGGATTATCTGCTAACGCTCTTTCAATTTCTGCGTGGATAGCAGTACCCATAATTGCAGCAAGTTTTAATTCATTGTCATTAGTTTCAGGTTGATCGTTAAGTCTGTACCACACCTTACGACGACAACCACCTACCTCTGATGGACCAATCTGCACCTGTGTAGAACGTGAACGCTTTGCGTCAGTTGCACGTAGTGCAGTAAGTAATAACTCTTTTGGGTCTGTCATAACTTTGCCTTCTCTGCTTGATCGTGCAAAAGAAAAGCAAGTCTACAGGCTTTCCAACCTTGTTCAAACCAGTAGTGTGCAGCGTACTCACTTGTTGCTATGACTTCCCTGAACTCTGGTTTCACCTCTTCGTATGTATTAAACTCCATAGCTACATCCTCTCCTGTACAACCAACTGTAAAGGCTTGCCAGTATTAGCGTCAAGCACCGACGCAATCTCTACGGCTTTACGGGCGTGTCGCTTTGCATATTCTAATTCCATATCAGGTTTGATGATTGAAGAAAGATAGCCAAGAGCAAACTGACCACCACTACCAATGCCATACGCTCCGTTATTTGCTTGGAAAAAAGAGAGATCACAAGCAACACGAAAGATGTTACCGTTAAAAGCAAAGAGATAATCAAAACCGCCATCTTTTTCCACCTTGTTGTAGTCGTAGTTGTTATCGTTAAATGCTTTCATCAAACTAGGTATTACTTTTTTACCCATAAACTGCACGGGATCTTCACCACGATAGGCAGGTGGTTTCCAATTATAGGAAAGGATGTCACCTGGTCGTGTATCACCTGAGATTGCGATGAGAAACTTACCGACTGCAACAATCTTTGGCGTACTAGTAGATAACGTTACTAGGTTGTCTTCAGTAATCTGTGAGTCAGCTACTAGAACAGCGTAATCAATACCTTCAAGTGCTGCGATTGTTGTCATACTAGAGAGTGTACTAGAGATCGGCGTGTCGTCGCGTAGCGACACATACTAGTCACTACAATATGAGCCGTGAGGCGAATAAAACAGGCAGGCGCCCTCAAGGGGCGCAGCAGTGGTAACCGTACAGTAACCCTTCGGTTCCGTCTACCAACCCTGCCATCGTTAAGATGGCGCAGGAATGGCCTTCCTGACCCCTTTGGAGCCGATCTGCGGGGTTTAGGACCACTTCACGTGTGTCCGTGTGGCTCTCAGGTTTTTAATGTAATGGCAGCCTTTGAAGACTACGAGCTAACCTGGTACTTCTTAGATGCAACCTGTGTCAGTTGCGGAAATCTAGTACTTGTTCCTTGTCCAGTAGACAAAGATGAACCACAAGTTAACTGAGTATAACGAAGTAGAACGCACTGCTACGTGCTCTGTTTGTGGCCCAACAAAGATTAAGTTACGAGATAAAAATAATCCACTGACTAGCAGGTACCGGTGCAAGACTGTCTATAAAAGAAACTTAGTAAACTCTCAGTATCCATACGCTAGACATAAAGGCACAGAATGTCAACAGTGTGGATTCATACCAGTACACATTAGTCAGTTAGATGTTGACCACATAGACGGTGACCGTTGGAATAATGCGCCACACAATCTACAAACTCTTTGTGCTAACTGTCATAGATTAAAGACTCACCTATCAGGTGATTCAAACTCTGGCATATTTTAGGGACAAAAAAAGAAGGCCGGTCCCCGTAGGGACCGACCTCCTGTTTGCCTCGCGCTGATGGGTTACTTAGACCCACGACCAAACTCTGTAGCCTTTGGGTCTATTGCCTTAAGCAATGGACCTGCAACTGCAGCAAGTGCTGCTGATGCTAGGGCTTTTGGATCTGTTACGCCTGCAAGGTACAAAGCGATTACTGATGCAATGCCAGCACGTAGGTACGTAGTTGCAATTGCCTTTAACTTGTTCTTATCCATTGTTACTCCTTTGGACTTGTTGGTTCTTTCTTCTTTGGTAAAGACTTAACTGCTGCCTTAACCTTTCCGACAACCTTTGGCTTACCCAACCAAGGGAACCAAGGGGAAGTGTCGTCTCCACATCCTTCTTTGATCGAGATGTGAAGATGTTTTTCGTGCTTATTTGGACCCGTGTATTCACGGTCCCCTTCTTTGGCACGATCTACTGACCAGATCTTGCCTTGGAAAATAAGATACTTAACACGCTTGTCTGCTTTTAGTTCTTGAAATAAATTAACACAATCAATGCCACCCAACTTATCGTGGGTTAGGTCTACACCAAATCCAGTATTGTGATCTGAGTTAGGATTCTGATGGATGTGTGCTGCCGATGGCAGTAGTCCATCTGATGCTTTCTTACGTGAAGGATATAGGGCTGTGGCTTGTCGAAGGACAGCAATAGCAGCAGGCGTGGCTTTCTTTACAACAGGTTTCATTATTCTCCATCTTTCTTTTCTTTTGGCTTAGACTTCAATCCATTTCCTGCAAGTACTCCAGCAAGAGAACCAGTAAGAAATACACACAAGGTACTAACAAGATCAATAAATGCAGCATCGTTAGGTGCCTGTTCGCCTAATGGTTGTGTGATAAATAGCAGTGCATAGAGCAATGCAAAGACAGAACCAGCAAATACAATTGCAAGGATGATTCCAATTGTTACAATCAGTCTTGCGTGTAGCTCTTCTGGGGTTAATTTATTTCTTTGGTTCATCAAATACTCCAGGCAAAATGTCTTTGGTACAAGTACCAGTTGGTAAACATTGTGGGGGATTACACTCAGGCTTTTCCCAATTCTCAAACTCTTGGCAGGGATATCTAACCCAGCCTTGGTAACCGCAACCGCTAAGAGTTATTGCGAGAAAGAAGGATGCGATAAATCTCTTCAACCTGTCGCTCCAATCTATCTACCGAATCTTTAACACTTGATCCACCGTTAGGCTTAAGTTCATTGAGGTAATGCTTAACCATCCAACGCACAGCGCCAGCAAAGCCACCTATTATTGTCATTACTGCAACAGCTACTGTTGCGTAGTCTTGTGCCTGCATTAGACCGTCCTAATGGTTACTAAGAGCGTTCCGCCATAGCCGGAGAATCGCTTATCTGAAGGGGTAGCATTTCTAAAGTCAAGCTCTTCGATAAGTCCGATGTATGACTCACCGGTTCTAAAGTCTTCAACACGGATGGTGTCACCTACGTTTTCAATAGATTCCAATTGGCTCATACGGAAGTAAGCAGAACCTTCATAGCCAATCTCAACTCCAAAGTGATCTGATTCGTGGTCAAAGCAAGACAATGGATACTGGATAAGTCGCTGACGTGGGATAGCAGGCAGAGCCTTGATCTGATAACCAGTAAACAGTGGTCCCTTAGATGTATCAGTAGTTGAACGAGTCAATGTGAACTGGAAGCCAAGGTATTCCTGTGATGCTTGAGGATAGTTAATGTTAATCTCTGGCACTGTTGCCTCTTGTGCAAAGGTACCAATGCGGAAGAAGTTATCTTCATAGTCAACTGAGTCAATCAATATGCCACCATTGGTAGTATCAATACGAGCCTGCATTAACTTGTAGATCTTTAATTCAAGTGTGTTGTATCGGACATAGCCCGTACGGATAGTTCCTTGTGCTAACAAGGTAGATGCTGATTGGATGTAGATAGTTCCATTAGAACCATTACCAGCGTTACAAAATGCTAGTCGGTAGGTATCACCAATAAAAGCACAGGCTGTTGTGTAATGACCTAACGTATCTGCTGGGTTATACAAGTCATAGGCATATGGGAACTGTAGGTTACCTAACGGTTGACCCATATCTACACGAGTTACACCTACTTGACCATCAACACCAGATGCTGCCCAGATATATCTGTCACGGAAAGCAAAGTCATAGACTGGTTGATCTGATTCAAAGATTAAAGCGCCGTAAGTAATAGAACCATCGAGCTGACTTGCATCTGCCATACGCATACCTTGGTTTGTTCCAATAGCCATATTGCCAAGGTAGTAGGCAATCTTAAATACAATCTCACCTACTGGTAGTTCTGCTGCAGTGATAGCACTGGTCAGCGTAGGCATAGCACCTGCAGTAGTCAGAGTAAATTTGTAGATATTGGACTGAATACCTGAATATCCAGAGATGTAGATAGCAGCACCGCTAGAGGTAACGCTAGTAAATACGTGGTCATTGTCTCTGTGTGTATAGACAGCAGTAGGCATAGATGATTGGTTGGTTGGAAACTCATAGACTGAATCATTGACGCACATAATGATACGCTCTTTGGTATATTCCATAACAGCGTTGGTAGTTGCAACCGTAGTTGACTGAAACATTTGAGTTTCTGCAGTAGTTGAGTCACCAGTGAGTGCCTTCTTATAGACAGTAAGCCTTTGATTTGCACCAACTAATTTATTTGTAACCCAGTAAGCATTGACTCCATCATCGCAGATTGCAAATACTGGATAGTCAGTACCAGATGTATAGTCAATGAAGTGAATAACCTCTGCAACGCCTGTACCTACTGGAGATACTGGAGTTGATGCAACGTTGGTGGCTGTCTTAGCATAGGTAAAGGTAGTAGTTGTAGGCACACCAGTGATGCGATAGGTACCATTGAAGGTAGCATCCACACCAGTAATAACAATTTCCATACCAGTACATAGGCCGTGTACTGCAGTAGTAGTTAGCGTGGCTACGTTAGAAGTCAGAGCCTTGTTGTTAATAGATACTGTGATCTTTGGAAAAACCTTATCTACATCGTACTCATCGGTGAGAAGCACACCGTCGTACTTAATACTGTTTGTAGTCCATTGAATAGAACGCATCATCTGCCAAGGACGACCATTAGTTTGAATACCACCAGTAACTACGTGCTGGCTATCGCAAGAGTTAAGCAGTGTTGCTTGTCCCTTAGTCCAGACATCAATACCTTTAGACTCTGTGTACTGGAAACGTAGTGACTCATCCTGGATAGGCTCAAAGAACTTGATACCTTGTCCATAGTGGAAAGAGCTTTGGCTTCGTAGCCACCAACCAGTAAGCGTTTGCTCACCAGGCTCACGGCTCTGGTCAATCTGTTGCTTACGGTACTGCGCTGTTACGCGACGATATGGTGAATCGTCAGAGTTAAACAGGAAGAACGGTAAGCCACCGATAGCTACATCGTATGCTTCACCAGTTGCTGAGTAGTTAGTAGATCCAGCAGGATTGGAAAGTACGTAAGGTATCGGTTCCGTGATGTCTGAGCCATAAGGCACTGGCTACTCCTTAGATTGAAGTGGAAATTACTTAGTTAAAGCGGCGATCTCTTCAGTAGTCAAGCCAAGTGCTGCTAACTTTTCCTTAGCTGATGCTCGTGCTGCCTCTACTGCTGCCTGTGTTGCTTCACGTTCTGCCTCTGCTGCAGCGTATGCTGCTGCATCTGCTTCGCGTTGTGCTACTTCCTCATCGGTTAGTTCTATTTCAAGAACCTCACCTGTAGTGCAGTTTACTTCGATGCGTGTTGGATTTGCCATTGTTTCTCCTTAGTTTAATTTCTCTGGTGCGTACTGCTTTAATATTTCTATTGCGTATTGAATCTTGTCTTCTACCTTTTGACCTTTGGGTTGTTTGGTATTCCATAACTCTAGGTTTTCTAAACGATTGTCTAGCCTATTACCGTTCTTATGATGAACATTCTCACCATCAGTTAATGGTCTGCCTAAATGTTCAGACATAACCAAACGATGTTCTGCTATCCAACCTTTAGTATCAGAGTTAGGATGACCTACGGCTGCAACATACTTGTATGTTTGCCTTATTCCTTTATGTCCTTTTTCTCTAGCAAATGGATCGTTATATAATTTCACTCGCTTATAGTGCATCTGACACATACCGTGTGCAGTATGTGGTTTGAGACATTGTCTATTGTCTTGTGTAATTACTGTGCAAGATTCATATTCAACTGCTCTACCACTACCTTGTCCACCCATATATTTATTATATACTAACTGGACTTGATGCCGTATAAATAAAATGATGAGCCTGCTATAAACTGACCTGAATCAGTAAAGAAATTAACTTCGGTTATTGCAGAACTAGTTCTATGATAGCCAGCATTAACATCTATGTAAGCCGTTGTACCGTTAGTTTCTTGTGCAGTAAAAATTGACATAGGTTTATTACTTGTATTGGCGTAATTAGGTATGTAAATTTCTGTGCTACTAAATGTGTTAGATGTAGCAGTTGCTCCAGTGTTATAACCTGCTGCCATATTGTTGTTATCACTTTCTCTCCTACTACTTGCCGCTGCCCCATTACCTTCTAAAATAGTTGTTGAATAAATTACATCATTTGCACCTGTTCTAAATGCAAGTTTATCTATTGCAACACCTGAAGCGTTTGTACGAGTTGAACACCTAAAAACTAAATCTGTGTAGGTGGATGGAATAGCAGAAAAGGTTACGGTATAAGTGCTAGATGAAAGTACATTAGATGATATTAGTGTGTAGGTACTAGGCATTTTTTATCCCATACAGAGTAGCGGTTGTGCCAGTATTAAACTGATTGGCATTATTTATTAAAATAGTTGTTATTGCTGCTGTGTTTCTCCAAAGCCCAACGATTTTTTCAACAGACCCAGCCCCATTTCTATCACTAGAAATATCTGCTAGTACTGTTTTATTTGTGGAACCTGCATAAGAAAATAGATCCATAGTTATAAAAGAAGTTACAGTCGAGCCAAAACCTGCTGAAGTTCCAACACGAATACTTGTGGCACTTGTTTCTCTTTGAGATTGCGCAGCAGCCCCTGTTCCGACAATTCTTGTTTGTGAATAATTAGAGCCAGTATCAGAATTAAAACGTACTAATAATGTTTCAAAAGCAGAAAGACTAGTTCCAGTAACAACAAATCTTAAATCTGTGTAACTTGACGGTATAGAACTAAAGGTAATATTGGCATTAGAACTACCTAATGTTGTGGTAGCAATCGGCTCGTATGTGGATGGCATCTGTTACCCCTTAATTCCGTAGAGTGAAAATGTAGTTCCTGAGGCAAAACCTGAAGATGTTGAAAAGTTAATTTCACTAAGAGCAGTAGTAGACATATACAACCCTGAGGCTAATGCTACTGTTCCAGCACCATTTCTATCATTTCCAATAAACCAGCGTAAAGTTTTATTCTTAGTAGTTGATGCGTAATCAACAATATCTATAATAATTGTTCCAAATATATTGCTAGCAGCATCGGCGGTTGGTAAAGAATATAAATCAAATTGGTTAATATCTGAGAATGCTGAAGCAGTGCTTCCGTCGCCTCGCAAATAATGATATCTGTAATTAGCTGCTGTTGAATCAGCATTTATCTTCATAACAAAACCACTAGCAGGAGTTCCCGTTGCTGTCAATCTTCCATTTATTCGCACTTGTAAGTGTTTGTATGTGCTAGGAATGGAAGTAAAATCAAATGAAGAACCAGTTGGAGTACCCGTAGCAATAGACTCATACGAGGTGCTTGCAACCAACTTAGATGATGCAATGATTCCTAAAATTGGACTCATTACGCTAGGTCTCCAGTCACATACCAAAGATCTGTGCCGGCTTTAATACAGGTAGCTGCTGAGTACTGCGCTCTTAGTTTAGGAGCTGCTGCTGTTGCTCCTGTTGACAAGACTGTTGTTGTACCAGAGGTAACAGCGTTGATAGTTACTTGACCTGCACCAATTTGAATTATGTTGATTTGAGTTCCAATTGGGAAAGCAACAGATGCGTTCGTTGGGATTGAGTAGGTCTGAGCAGATGCGTTAGATGCTGTGATTAACTCAGTGTTAGCATCACCTAAAGCGAAGGTATAAGTAGTGCCAGTCTTAGCATCAATAGTTAAGAATAAACTACCCGAAAGGGTCAGCGCTCTTGTTGTTGGCATTAGTTACCTCCTAGTAGGATTCGTGCTTCTTCTTCTGTGATACCAAGACGAGTTAGTAATGCTTGACGGATAGTTGCATTAGATTCTGTTTCGGCTTGCAATGCTATAAGTTCTAAGCGAGAAGATTCTTCTTGAATTGTTTCGTCGCGCTCAGTAATTGTTTCTTCGCCTGTTTGTACATCAACATACTTTTCAATTATTTTCATTATTTAACTCCGTATAAGTAAGCGGTGCCAGTAAATGAGCCACTTAATCCTGTTGAAATGTTTATTGCATTAATTGCACCTGTGTTCTCGCTGCAACCAAAAGCAAGAGCAGTTCTGTTTGTGCCGTTACCGTCTGTATAACCTGTAACCGAATGAATTATGTGTTTAACACCCGTTCTTGCGTAATCATAAACATTAACAACGGTGTGGGAAGTTGCATTTGTGCTATTCCAACCAGGTGCTTGCGGGCGAGAAGTATAAAATTTTCCAGAACCACTAGTAATAACACTTGTCGTGCTAATCGAATCTATATCATACAAAATATAACCGCCGACTGACGAATTTGAACCTGTATAAAGGTCAATGGCTTGGTAATGCTGACTTGGTGGTGTAAATGCTGTAATGATTAATTGCAAATCATTATAGGTTGCTGGGATCGAACCAATAGTTACCGAGCTACCTGTAAGTGTTGTAGTTGAAAGTAATGTCATACCACCAGCAGCAGGAGTAGCCCACTTTAATCCAGTACTAGTACTACTATCAGCGGTAAGAACTGTGTCATTGGCACCAACGGCAAGAACTCCTGGAGTAGATGCTGCACTAGCAGATAGCAATGCACCCTTAGCGTTGTACTGTCCCTTGCTGATTGCATCTGTCAGTGGTACTAGATCGTTAGCAAATATCTCAATGATATCTCCAGCAAGAGTGGCACTAAGAAGTGTGACAGTTGTGCCGTCAGTTGCTGTGTAGTCATTGCCACGAGATAGCAATGCACCGTTGCGGTATACAGCCTCATAGCCAGCGTCATAGACTAGAGCAACAGAGTTGTCATCTAACCCGCTAAGAACGGTAGTACCAGCAGCAGGCTGGTCAGACCATCGAACTCTAAGGACTGGCGTTGAGCCTATTCTTCCTGTTGCCATTAGTTTCCTCCAAGGAGTAGTTGTGCTTCTTCAGCGGTTAAGCCGAGGCGATCAAGAATTGCTTGACGAGCAGTTGCCTTAGCTTGTGCATCGGCTTGGCGTTGTGCAATTTCTGCTTCGTGTTGTAATCTTGCTTGAGTTTCAGCAGGAGTCTCGTCTCGTTCTGTAATTGTTTCCTTGCCTGTAATTACATTAAATTCTTTTTCTATAATTTTCATAATTTCTCCTTATGCGCTTGTATAAACAAAAATAGTTCCGGCATCAAAATTACTTCCGCCCGATACAGTAACCGAGCTAATTGTTGATGATCCTGTGTAATAACCACCCATAGCAAATGTTTGTGAGCCGTCTGAACCACCAGCAGTAGGAGCTCCAACTGCTGTAAAAAGTTTGTTTCCAGCCGCATTACAACCTGACAGTTCTACATAACCGCTCAGAGTGCTTGCAGCAGCAGTATTGTAGCCAAGAAAAATTCCACTTGTAGCAGTATAAGCAAAGTTCTGCATATTAGATGCGGCGTAAGTGAGTTCACCATTATATTGCATACCAAAAGAACCATAATTGTTTCCACTATCGCTGTTAAATCTTACTGTGAGAAAACTACCAGCACTAGCAAAACTTGCACCGCTTAAAAAAATCATTACTTTATCTTTTGCAGAAATGCCAGATACTGTAATGCTACTTGCTGCTGTTAATGAAGTACCACCAGCATTTAGTAATGACCAATTTGCGCCTGCAGAAACAGTAGACCATTTTAATCCTGTAGCCGTAGTTGAGTCTGCTGTGAGCACTGTGTCGTTTGCGCCTACTGCAATGCGAGCAGGTGTGTCTGCTGCCGTAGCAGTAATAAGATCGCCTTTAGCATCAACGATAGTAGGTTGAATGCCACCCTCTATTGAGGGTAATCTTCCAACTGTCATATTATGATAACTCGCTTCCGAATGCTGAGAATGAGAAAGTAGCAGAAGATGCATAGACTGTAACAACATCTGCTGCACCAAGAGTCAAACCAAGTGTTAATGTATCTGATGCGTTAGCAGGTAGTGATACGTCATATGCTATGTACTGTGATGCTGCAAGAGATGCACCAGCTACACGTACTGCAATGCGGTATGTGCCAGCAGTTGCTGCTTGGTTAGTTACAACAACTGTAGATACGATTGTCTGTGTTGCTGCAGGTACTGTGTAGAGTGATGTTGCGGTTGTGGCTGCTGGGTTCGATTGACCAAGCACCTTGTAATTTGTTGCCATTTATTTGTTTTCCTTTACTGTAGTGTTTGGTTTCTTACCCACCCATTAGAAGTAGGCTGCTGACATTTCCACTTGAACTGTCTTGTGAACCTGCTTCAAAGGCGTTTAGATCTGCTGAGTTGAGTACGTGCTTTACTGATGCACCTGCAGTATGGGCTATAGCAGAGGTACCTGCTACGCCTCTGACGATAACAAATGTATCGCCAGAAACTGCTGTGATGTAGATAATCTCTTCGTTTTGTGTGTCAACATCTATTGCTATACCAAAGGTATCAACGTTACCTGCAGCAAGAGTTACACCACCTAGCAAGGCAGAACCTGTACCTGTATCAACAGTCATACTTGTTGCACTGTTTGAGATACTAGATGCAAGTGCAGTCTCAACAGAGATACTGGAGAACTTACGTGTCATTATCTTTCCTTACTTATCGGGTGTAGTG